CCAAGAAAATACTAAACACAATGCACCACATCCATGCAAGTATCTGCAAGATTAAGTGCCGAGCATTGTTGTCAGGTATATTCTTTAGTGGACTTCTATCTGAGTCCATTATCAGTGTCCACGTATCGTATATGTGCTGTCTCATTTTCCTGTCCTTTTATTTACGCTATGGCGTATAACCTGAATATGTACGCTACAAAGTAAATTTCTCATTACCCTACTCTCCCAACATACTTAGCTATGTGATTTACAAATGGCAACAGACTTAGTGCCATCAAAAGATTAACGCCAGTGTGTATCATGGCTATGCGTAACGTGTCACCCCTTGGCATACCGTCAGACACTAGCAGTCCTGCCAGCCATATCGTACCTGTCGTACCTATGTTAGCACCAAGTACAGCAGCCACAGCAGCAGGTAAGGGTAGCACACCTGATGCAACCAAGGCAATGATAGCCGTAGTGGATAGGCTACTACTCTGCCATGCCAGTGTCATAACGATTGACCCAAAGAACATATAGATAGGGTTGCCCAAGAACCACTGTAAGTGATCTATATTACCCATAGATTTCATACCACCACTAAACATCTTGAGGCCAATGTAGAATACCACAAGTCCAATGGCTGTATATACATAGTTGTTCACGGTGCTGTGCCTTTCCATAACCTTAATTGTGCAGACAGTCTTTCTACATCTTCTAACAGATGTACGTTACGAGTGCGTAATGTCTTAGCTTGTGCTTCCCAATACTTTGCGTCACGTTTTACCACCTCATACTTTTCACATAACTCTTTGTGTGTGTCTCTATCTATCATGCCTCATACCTCGCTGTCTTGTAGTTCAGATTGGTATGTACAATACCGTGCCAACCAGACAGTTTGTTTTTAACAATATTAAGGTGGCGCATAGTATCTTCCTCGTCCTGTCCCTCAACAGGTGGGTTCTTTGCAATCAATAGCATTAGGTCTGCCTCTGCAGCCTTACCTGTACGACTACCTTCCATCATGGATTGGTTGAGTACTACCTTGTTCTCTGCCTCTGCCGATAACTGAGACATGTAGAAGATAGCACAGCCATGTTGCTTTGCAATCTGTCGGGCATAGATAGCGTTAGCCTTTAGTGCTTCATCAGGGCGAGAGTAGCCAGAAGTCTTGGCGAACTTGTCACCCATGTCAAGAACCACAATATCAGGCTTGTATGTCTTACAGACACTCTCAACCCATGCCATGTCACGATCAGTAGCGTCCTTGAACTTGACGTTATCTCTGATCTTATCGTATGCAGCCATTGCCTTTGACTTGTTGGCTACAACATCTTTGGCTTCCATGTTAGAGGCGGCAGTGATGTAGCGGTGGGCTACACGGTGATAGCCTTCCTCGTTACATAACACAATGCACTTAGCACCCTGCCATGCAAAGCCATTCTCACCAGCAATCAGGCTGGCATGGAATGAAGTCTTGCCAGTGTTGGGCCTAGCACCAATCTCAATTAAGTGACCAGCATTAACACCCTCAACCTTACGAGTAAGTGTAGGGATGTTGAATGTCCACTGGCTCTCAAGACTGTTGAGTGCAAGGATGTGATCAATGCTTGTGTCTTCCCATTCAATGTTTAGCTTGGGCGTGAAGTCATCACCATACTGCTCAAGCATATTACGTAATGGCTCAAGGGTATCCTTTGTACCATTGACATAATCAAAGCCAAGGTTAGCAATGTCTTCACCAATCACCTGTTGAAACAGCTTGGACAGCACCTCTTGTGCAATGTCCTCACCCATAGGCTGTTCTCGCTTTACTGTAGCGAACAGCGCACTGTAGGCAGTCTTCTGTGCTGTAGTCAGGGTAGCATTGTTTGACATAAACAACGCCTCAATTTCGTCGGGTGTAACGGTACGCTCATAACGGTGCATGGCACTGTCAATGGCCTTTTTAATCTTGCGTACATCAGGGCTGAACAATCGTTCAGGACAACGGGAGCCACGATGACTGTCATAAAACTCTTTGTTCATCAGGCTGCGTATTAGGGCTAGTTCCATGCGGGGTTTATCCTTGTGTTAGGGTTATCAGATTACTGATATCGTCAGGGTTACTATATTTTAAATCGTCTGTCAACTTTAGTACACGAACATCTGAACAGTACGTGCGTAATTCTTTAGCAAACTTGAGTGACTTGGGTAAAGCATCGGGGTCAAGTGCTACTATTATGGTAGAGAACTGCGATAAGTATCGCTTGTGTCCCTCTGATAATGATGTACCCAACACAGCCACCCCGACATATACATCATCATCTTTGGCATCCAGCTTTAGATCGTTGTTCACTGTCGCACCTACAACTGCGGCACTCACGCTGTCCTCCACCACTACAGCGACATTACCACATCCACAATGGTATGGCAAGTCACTATTACCATATCTTTTCCATTTAGGTATTCTTTTTCCCAGTGATCTACCTGATCCATCAACTATGCAACCTCTGTCATCTAGCACAGGAAAGACTATACGGTGATCTTTTACGTCATACAATACAATAACATCTTCAGATGATAAGCCATACTGTTTAAGAAAATCCCAACACTCAGGCCCATCATTAACTAGGTAGTCAGGCTTTACAAATGGGGTAGGGTCTAGCTCGTCAATCATATAACCTAATGCCTTACGAACATCACCTACAGACATAGACACATTGGTTGCACCACTAACTGTACAACTAGCCTTGTAACAATTCCATACAATCTTACCCATTGTATTAGTAATAGTAAATGTATTCTTTGTATGACATACAGGACATGTCATGCGCCTACTGTCACCGACAGTAAGTTGTAAGTCATTTATGATTTCTATTATGTTCATAGTGTATTACTTTCTTATGTTACTCTCTATGTTCGATTTTACATGAGCATATCTGGCTGTCAAGGCATTATTTGCAGACAGGTATGTATTTTTCATGTATGGTTTCACAGAAGACACATGATTGTGTCCTGTCACCGACATAATCTGAGGCAATGGCACACCAGCTTCCATCATTTCTGTAACACCTGTCCTACGTAGGTCCATCAGCCGTAGTTTCTCTGGCAAGCCAGCCTCTCGCATTACCTTACGTCCAACCTTGGACAATCTTTCCATAGCATAGGGCTGAAAGCCACCAGCTACAGGCTCTGGATGCGGTGCTACGTATGGCTGAAAGCCAAGGTCTTCACGCTGTTCTTGCAGCATACTAAACAACTCGTCATCAATAGGTAGGAACACTTCTGCTCTACGCTTTGATTGCTCAAGGCATAGCATCTGTTTGTCAAAGTCTATCGTGTCCCATGTCAAGTTACGCATGTCACCTAGTCGTTGTGTCCATTTGTATGCCATCATCACAATCATACCTATGTTGCGATACCTGTACTGGTCAAATGCAACGTCAAGAAATTTAGTCACATCAGAATGTTTCCAAACTACCTTACGTTGTGGTGCAGCTTTACGTTTGATATTGCTGAATGGATTGAACTGTATCTGCTCCATAGCAATAGCGTAGTTAAACACACGGCTGGCACAGGTAGCACCATGATTGGCATAGCTTATACCTCTTTCAACCCACTGTTCATACAGTTGCTTTGCAACCTTAGAGGTAACAGTAGTGTGCTTCCTATGCCCTATGGAATCCACCAACAGGCCAATAAAGTAGGTATAATCTACCTTAGTTGTAGGACGTAAAGCCTTGTAATCATTGGATGCATAGTAATAGTGTGACAAATCTGCAACAGTGCTGCTTGGCTTGATTGTGATAAGCTGCGCCTGTTCTTCACGATACTTATCTATCTTGTCATTCAACTCTTTGGCGAGTAGCTTGACCTGTTTAAGATCACTGCCCCATTCCTTACGAGATACCACCCCAGCATCTACTAGATACTGAGGCGGGTTGAAGCGATAAGACGCTGCACTCTTAGGTTGTTTACGCTTCTGTACAAAGCGAGGAAGGTTAGTCATACTGTTACCTCTCTAAGCAACTCTAGGCAATGCAAAGCTGCTGGTAATTCATCCATGTTTCCATTCATGGCCTCTTGAATAGCAAAGTGTACAAACTCTAGCTTTTCATAAGTAGGAATACTATCAGAAGTAAAACCAGATTGCCTGATGGACATATAGTACTTAGTCATTATGCAGCTTCCAATGTGATAAACTTAGGATCACTGACCCACTTGCTCACCTCTTGCTCACGTGACCACATGCTGACTGCCTGTGTATCATTGCCAGTATTCTTGAGACTGAACCCGTTACGTTCATCAGCATAGCTGGCATAGTTGGTGAAGGCAGAGTACAAGGCAAACTTGTTATGTCCACGGACACTGGCCTCATGGCTATACAACTGAAACATTTTCTCAGCCTTACGTTTGGATGAAATCATGTCATCAAGCAAAGACTTAACATCTACATACTTGATTGATGTTCTTGCCCACACCTGCATCTTTGCAGCGTTGTCATAGAAGTTAGCTCTGGCTCTGGCAAGCTCATAGATGAAACCTTCCAACGTAAAGTTGGCTGTGTTCTTCTTACGAACCTTGTCATATTCACCAGTAATCATACCATTGGTACAGAAGAAATCAATAGCACCAAAGTAGGATTGGTTTGAACATGACCCGTCAATGCCATGCAGACTGATGATACGATTACCAATATCTGTATGATGTTCGTCTGATACAATGGTGCTACGCATATTAGGTAAGGTAACATCAAGCATTGCCCATGCCCCACCTCTAGCAGTACGCCATGTGAAGTCAGCATCTACTACCTCATTAGGTAACATTTCCTCTGTCACTGTGTCCCATACACCTCGGAAGAAATCACCGTGGCTGGCACACTGAAAGCCTTTGCCGACAATACCCATGTACTGTCCTGTGTCTGCATTAAGCACATACTTTTTGTCGTGCATCTTTGTGTCCTCAAATGCTACTGCGAAGTCAAGGTTCTCTGGAATAAAATCTAAAGCCATATTGTGTTCCTTTCAGGAATGTTAAGGCAACTGTGCCTCTGTTGTATAGATAGTATACCACCTACTAAGGGGTGTTAGCAAGTGTTATCTGTTCAGCCCATCAATTTCTCTAAAGAAATAATGAGAGCCAAAGTCTCCTTGGTATAGCATCATGTCAGCCCAATAGGGCTTGACATAGTACGCATGATAGTGGGTTGATCCACCAGTAAAGTCAGGGACTTCGCCACGTAGTACATCTGCCGCCACCATCTGAGCATATGCCCAAGCATATTCATCATCAGGCTTGTCAGCTTTACCATCGCAGTACCAACTGAATTGACAGACGTTATCATCATTACGTTGTGTGACTACTTCACACACTTCATTAGGCCAGCGGCTATCCTGTACCCTGTTGAGTACAACATGAGCCACGGCATACTGACCAGACATGTTGTCACTACGTGCCTCAAAGTATACGTTCAATGCAATGCAGGATAGGGCAGTAAGCACCATTACAGCATCCCCTCTAGTATCTGGTGTAATTGTGAGCCATCTACATAGCCACGTGGATCACCTATCAGGTTGCCCTTGTCATCAAGCACACCTACCTCAATAGAGCCTCTGTCTCTGTCACCCATCATGCCTACACCTTGGGTGATGGACAGTCTCATGCCACTAGGCATTTTAATTATCATGTTGTTAGGCATATTATAATTCCTTATCATTTAAGTTCCAAGCATATATCTCTGGCTTATTATCTCTGATAACAAAGCAAGCTCTATCTGCCTCATAGATTGCATCACCTGTACTGCAAGATACAAATGTACCTGCAAGGTAAGGGTTATACATGACACGTTCACCTCCTAGCCAATCACAATACTGTTTAATGATGGACACATCAATGTCATCAAAATATTTCATCCTGTCACCTCGCACAAAGGCATGGACATTCTTGCGCTGCTCAAGCAATACCTTTGCCCTACCTGCTGGCTGTACTGCAAAGGTTACATTACGAACAAACGCAGACCTAATGTGTTGTACAACTCTGCCCTTTACTCGGACAGAGAATACATCTTTGTGTATGTTCCAATATGTTTCATGGCGTTGGTTAATGATCGGGTTCATAGTAAATACTCCTTAGTATTTCTTAACTTTTTCTACGATAGTCTTAACGTCATTGATTGTATAACACAACAGACAGTCTTTGCATTTCTGCCCTGTGCAGTTCTGCTTGTCTACATCCTCATGTGCCAGCACATTGTTGAATGTCTTGTCAAAGAACTTAGGCGGCTTAGACATGATGTGAGACTTTTTAGGATTGGAATAGACAAGGTTAAGGTTCTCAGGCTTGCCATGCTTTTTGATGTAGCGAAACACAATGTCTACTCGCTTAGTCCACAAGGCAAAGCGACACCAAGGATTGTCAAGAACAATAGCCATAAGGTTTTCCATGTGCTGATCGTTGATCAACTCACCATGTGCTGCCAAACGAAACACACTGTCCAAGATACGTGGTATTTCTTTGGGTTCCAATGGGCGGCTAGACAACAGGTCACTGTTACGCTGCAAGGCAGGAGCCATGTTCTTACGGAAGCCATCAAGCATCTTGTGACTGTAGCAATCACCACAGATATTATCTGTCTTGTGTTCAATAGCTTTAGAATGTTGCTCAATGCAATAGGTATTTGTTTTTGTGTTGGTACTGATAGCACGAAACTCAGCAAGTTTACCTGTCATATTTGATATGTGAACAGCAGTCATAGTGTTACTCCGTAAAAAGTGTCCAACATTGGACCGTTTCAGTTTGTTACAGTGTAGTATATAAATACTTAGTACTTTTATAAATGTCAAGTACTAAGTATGTTATACACACTAGTTGATGGTTAGTGGTATGGGGTAAGCATAGTCGATGCCAACAAATTCATCAGGTACATATTCCTTGCACTCTAACATCTCAATGTTAGCGAGAGGTGTTTGCATCTGAGCCAACAGCATAGCTGTCTCGACAGCAGACTTCCAATCGTTTACGTTAGGCATAGTATCGTCCAGCTTAACTACACTAGGCACATTATCAATGCCTAGCGTTACTTCATATGCTTGTAGATAACTCATAGGTCTACATTCTCAGAATCAAATACAGCCAAAAAGTTATGACGCATTTGCCAGAAAGCACGATCAAGTTCCTTTATGTCTGACAGCCATAGGTCATTACAATCTCTAAGAGTATCCTGTGCCGCTTCCAAAGCCTTGAACGTCTGCTTTATAGCAGCTTGCTGATCAGCTTGCAAAGCATTGAAGGCATCAAGGTTAGCTTGATTACGATCCTTGCGCCATTGCTCCCATTCTTCTGGTGTGGTTGGTTTATCGGTCATGTTTGTTTTTCCAATTCCTTACGGATTTTAGTCAGTAAATCTACTAAAGATTTATCTGAACGCATACTAGTCTTAGGCAGTAGCTGCTCACACATGGTGAGCAACTTTAGTTCAAGTTCCTTCATATTACCCTGCCAAAGCAGCAGGGTTTTTGTCCATCAACTGCTTGTAAAGCAGAGTGGTTTGCTCCCAGCTTTGGATATATTCCTTACGTAGCTGGGCCTCGGCGGTCATGTTGGGGCATTTGTGAGGCAGGATGCCAAGCTGTTGCAGCTTCCCAACACGGTAAACTATACGGTTATGAAACTCGTTAAGGTTACGAGCCATTTCTTTGGCTGTCATGGTCATGTAGTTCTCGACTACATAATCATCAATGATGCTGTAGTTATAGGTATAACACGCTGCCTTCGACATATGGAAGGTGTGCTGCTCATACAAAGCAGGATTGCTAGACTTGACGATAGGACGGGTTGTGTTTGTGTTGGTAGTCATGTGCATATCTCCTATGCTGTAAAGTGTCCAATGTTGGACCGTTTGGTTGGGGTAGTAAGTGTAGTATATAAATAATAAGTATATCGTAAGAACTCTATACTTATTATGTTATACACACTAAGTGTTTAGGCCAGTGTCAGTTTAAGGTCAAGCTCTTTCCATCCTACAGGCATACACATTACTGCTGTATTTTCTAGCAGATTAACAGCAATATCACCCACCGACATTGAAGGATGTTTCTGTAGTGATACTACATTGATGCATGATTTAGGGTAGCCATTACCTGCATCAAATAAATCAGATAGTGCAAGTGACATACCATCAGTACAACTGATCAACATGGTCTGTTTATACATACCAAGTTCAATGGCATCCAATGCCCTTTGATTGGCATTTTCCCCATTGGGAAACATCAAGGCAAAGTAAGCCAAAGCAAACTCACTATCTTGTGATGCATTAATGCGCTTCACTTGATCGTCGGATAGTGGACGTTGGTAAATCATGTAGGTCATTTTATCGTACCCTTCTACGAAGTTTCTGTTTAGCATAACGTAAAGACTTACGTTCTATCTGCCACATCTTGCGGCGTTCCTTGTAAGTCATATCATTCTGTCCAACATTGGACCGTTTGATAAACTTAATAAAGTTTAAAAGTTTCATCCATCCATATACTCCCTGAGTGCCTTACGGAAATCCGTTTGGCGATTACGTTTAGCTTTGTTGCCCTTTTTAGGAAGGACAACTTGCGGTGACTTGCGTTCCTGCAGCATAGCTTTAGCTACAGGATTAACAATACCCATTGGGGCATTCTTCATATTACGATTAGGTACTTTCATTTTTAAACAAATCCCAAAACATCCATCCTAATGCAGAAACTTGCACAAGGATTAAACCTGCAATTACACCAGACAAAAGATATTCCATTAAAGTTCATCCCAAAAGATGCCCTTGAAGAAATCTCTATCTTCTGGCGATACGTTAGGCATGGCGTCCTGTATCAAAGCACCATCCATCCATGCTCTCACTTGTTCAAGGTTCACATCAATCTCTTTAGAGCGAACATCATCGGACAAGATAGATTTTACTTCAACAAACATATAAAAGTTCCTTTTAAAAGTGTCCAACATTGGACCGTTTCGGTTGGGTCGTTAGTGTGTTATATAAGTTATATATACTTTCACTAAAGTATCAAGTATATATAACGTTATAACCACTATCAAAAGATAGTAAGATTAGGCCATATGTACACTGCAAACCACCACAATATAGCCAGAACAACGGCAGCATTTAAGGCAACCATAATACCATTACCAATGGTATAAAGAATGTTTAAGACAGCTTGTTTCATATTAAAAGTTCCTTTTAAAAGTGTCCAACATTGGACCGTTTCAGTTACGCTCTGCTTGGCGAAGCCAACGCTCTGCTGTAGTCACATCAGCAGCACCTGCTTTCATACAGGCAATCACAGCCTCATCATGAGCCTCACGCTCAGATTGCAGGTCTGCATCAATCTGCTCTTGCAGATCAGCTTTCCATTGCTGCTGATCAGCCTCAGACATATCCCGATAGAACACAAGATCACCGCCACGTGGCCTAAAGCCATAGGCATCTTTGTACATATCGCTGAAGTTATCCATATAGAAGTTCCTTCTAAAGTGTCCAACATTGGACCGTTTCAGTTTGTAGTACGTTATATAAATAATAAGTATATCGTAAGAACTCTATACTTATTATGTTATAACTACTATTTACATTCCGTCTTCGTGGCATCCATATGGTGCAAGGTATCCCATTTCAAGGATACTATCCCAAAATTCTTTCGCTGATTCTGCGGTTAAATCAGACCATTTTTCTACGAAAGCACGGCGCATCATCCCATTACCACAATCGTCAATCTTATCTTGAACTGATGTAGGAAGATTAAGGTAGTGTCCATAATCATCTTCACTAAGTGAAAAATATGATTTAACATCATCTTGATTACCAAATTTCTGTAAGAAATCGTTGCGGCACATTTGATAAGCATCAGCTTCCATATAAAGATTAAACAATTTTGACATGTAGAAGTTCCTTCTAAAGTGTCCAACATTGGACCGTTTCGGTTTGATAGTGTGTTATATAAAAGCAATAGGTAGTTCGTAAGAACTTACTACCTATTACTTGTTATAACCACTAGTTAGTGATTAGAATGGAAGGCCAACAGATTTTACTGCTTTAGCAGCAATATGTGTATTTGCAGCATCTACAGGATCATCTGCATCAAGCTCTGCTTCAAGACGCTCTTGCTCTACCATGAGCATCTCAATGATTTCTTCAAGATCAAGGCCGTTGCCTTTCACAATGTCCATCATTTTGTCTACGACAAGCTGCGGAGTAACCTTTAGGTTAGGATTTGGTCCAACTGGTCCAACATTGGACGGTTCTGCTTTAGCAGTAGGTTGTTCCGTTGGTTCAGCTTTAGCTGTAGTATCAGCTTCGCTGTCTGGATTGGCAGCTTTACGCATTGCAGCTTTTAAAGCTGTGAGACTAGAACCTTTGAACTTGCCTTTGGCAATGAACTCACGGCACTCAACTTCGTTGTCGGCAAACCAAAGAGCCTCAGAACGACGCCGCTTATCAATACCATTGATCCCATGAGTGACCAAGGTTTGACGGCTAATTTGACCACTATCCATCGGAGATGAGGCTTTCAACTTCTGTAGAAGTTTACCCAACCGAGTATCAAAGCCGTTGGCTTTTACAGTCTGTTTCAACGAGTTGAGTTGACGCCACATTTTACCAAGGGCTTTGCCCTCTGCAATATCGTCACCGATTGAGGTAGTTTGGTTTTGGTTTGGAGTTGCCATTGGTTTCTTTCCTTTTATCTATTCTGTTTTTATGAGAGAACTTATATCTCTCGTAAAGAACGAGATATAATTCTCTTTAAAAACTAAGTAGAATAGAAAAAAGGGTTTGTCAAGTGGGTTGGTTTTGGTGATTGATCGAAGATCAAAAGGTCGCATGATGATCCTCGGCGCAGGTCGTTTCGCATTGACTGCAAGAATACTGAAGGTATTCTGAAGTTCGTACGTGAAACTCACAAGAAGTGTTGCTGAATTGTCACAGTTTGTACATAGATGGAACATCTAATAAAGTGTCCAATGTTGGACCGTTTGACTATTGGCAGAGCTATGCATGGCTTGTAGGATCACATGACTGACCAATACCATTGGTGGGGTAGGGTATTTTTAAGCATCGACTTCACTACACATCTTCGATGTGAAAACCCTTGGTATCAATTCACTATTTATAGTGGCAACTGATTGAATAACACTTGTCGTAGACAAAGAAGCTGTTGAAATCACTCACTCTTTAGAGTGTTTGGTGTGATGATCACCTAATCTGCCCTCACCGCAACGGCTGCTTAGGCATTATGCACAGGTACAGGCGCAGTGACACGTGAGGGGCAAGGGCCACACGCCCCCCCAGCGTATATATGCATGTACTAATACACAGATCAGGTTTTTCAACTGGTAACCACAATGTATATATACGTACTATGATACCCCATAGACACACTTACTGTGATATATTTGTCACACTATGCTCTAATGCTACACTAAAATCCTACCACATACAACATTAGGGGTTGACATGTTTTATCAAATGTGTAAAACTATCATAGTAGACAGTAGACACTCACTTACAGTGATTCATTGGTAGATAAAAATAATTCTAATCTATTAATCACGTAAATGCAGACACTTTAAGTGAGGAAACACAAATCCTATTACTTAAATGTACATAAATAATAATAATATGTAGAAAGTACTTGACAATGAGTAAGAAATCTGTAAAACTATATACAGACAATGTACTAGAAGAGTTTTATAACCATCTTCTTGACGGTAATTTAGATCAACTGCACATACCACATAGTGATGTATTCTATGTAAAGGCTGCAGTTGATGCTCATTACGGTAAATCATTTACATTAAAACACGTAGAGGAAGCAATGAGATTAGAAGGTTGGACTGAGCAATCCTATAGTGATCCTAATTACACTAAATCTTAATATGTACTAAATATAAATAATAGGAATTTTAAAATGTCATTACGTAGAAGTAGGAGTAGCAGAAAAGCCGCAAGTGCTAAACGGAATCAAGGTAGTATTGGTCGTACAGCACAGACTATTCGTAGTCGAGTACAGCCTAGCCGTAGGCGCAGAGCAGAACTTGCTGCTAGACAACGGATGAAACGAGCAGCAGAACACCGTAGACATAAACAGTCAATAAAAGATGCTTTAGATAAAGGGCCACAAATTCCTCATATGGGGCCAAAGTTTAAATCTCCTTCCCCTAAGCCAAAAAGAAAAACATCCTCTTATGATCCGAATAAAAGACCTAAAGCTACAGTAATTAAAGCAAAACCTGTAAATAGTACTAATGATCCTTTTGGTCGTATGCGTAAAAGCAAACTATCTAGTGAAAAACGTATAAACGCACGTAATAGACTTTCTACTAAGCAAAAATTAGAACGTGCTACAGGCACTACTAGTGCGCCTAAAGGTGTTAAAAACATAGGACTAAAATCTGCAGTGCGTAAAGCTACAAGTAGACCTAAGCCAACTAGAAAAACTAGAACACCTAGAACACCTAGAACACCTATTCGTAATATGGCTGTTACAGGACCAAAACGCCGTACAAGTGGATTCGGTAGCTTCGGTAGATTTGGTAGACGTAGGTAATAAATTATATGACTATTCCTGAAAGAGTTAAAACTAAAATGAAAGAGGAAGGACTCCAAGGTGTTAATAAACCTAAGAGAACTCCTAGTCATAAAACAAAATCTCATTGTGTAATGGCTAAAGAAGGCGATAAGTATAAGTTTATTAGGTTCGGACAGCAGGGTGTTAGTGGTGCAGGTAAATCCCCTAAGACTGCAAAAGATAAAGCACGTAAAAAAAGCTATTATGCTAGACATAATGCACAAGGAAAACCAACGAATAAGTTATCAGCAAAGTACTGGTCACATAAAGTAAAATGGTAAGGTATATAAACCAATGGGAATTTTAAGTAAAGCAGCTAAAGCCGCTGCAAAGGCCGCAAAAGCAGCGAAGGCTGCAAAAGCTGCTGCTGCAGATAAAGCTAAACCAAAAAAGTCACCTAATACAAAGTATGTAGGTTCTGGTCCTATTTCTGAAGTAATTGAGGGTAAGAAAACTAAAACTCAAGCTGCTACTCAAGGTAAAAATAAAGTACCTGAAGCTGAAAAGAAAGATCAAGCTAAGAAAGCTACTGGTCGTATTACTGCAAAGAATACAAAGCCGGGACCAAAACCGTTAAGCATGAGTAAGTATCGTTCTTTTACAGATAAACAACGTGCTAAAGCTAAAGCACAAGCGGGTATTGATTTTCGTGCAGGTAAAATTACTAAAGCAGAGCGTGATACTATTGTAAAACGTATTGATGCTGCTAATGCTGCTGAAGTAGATAAAGGCGGTCGTAAAATGGCTCAAGGTAAAGCCGATAAAAAACCATTTAAAGGATATACTCCTAAGTCTCCCTTTAATAAAGGTGGCATGGCTAAGAAAAAAGCTACTGCATATATGTATGGTGGCATGGCTAAGAAAAAAGCTAAGAAGTAATGTCCAATAAAATTAAATCAGATGCAAAGCGTTTATCAGATAGTCAATTCAAAGCTATCTATAAACAAACTAAAGCTCAAGCCTTGAAGAAAGCTGGATTAAAACCAGCTAAGTAATTCAACCTTTCCTGTTGTGTTGATCGTGCATAGCGGGAATGCATTAATAGCTGTAGTTATTTAAACTTGAACATGGTATAACTATCTTATGGTTAGACATAAGGAGACATACCATGTTCAAGAAATTTATTAAAACAATACAACAAGCACAAGAACGTAGAGTGGCATACTGGCAATTACAACATATGTCAGATAAAGCTCTTAAAGACATAGGAGTAACACGTGGCGAAATCAGGCAAAAAGTCTACCGTTAATGCAGCAGGTAATTATACTAAGCCTACTATGCGTA